AAACCTTTATTTTCTTTTATACTCTCCATATACTGATCACAACACTCAGCATCAGGGCAAACTACTTTACCATCTACAACTTTTATTTTGTGTCTTGTAAGCTCTTTTGTTTCACCACACAGGCTACATTTGAATTTTGACATATTTAATTATTTATTATTTAGCAGTAGGGGAAGGACTCGAACCTTCACGCAGAGGTTAGCTATAGGACAAATGTTGCAACTCGGTGGTCTACCCCTAATATCCTTAGTTTATTCCTTGACCTGCACCCACGAGACAGGTGGGCTTGTCTGCCAATTTCAACACCCTACTTTGTTGTAAAGTACATAGCTAATATATAGCCAATCGGCAATATGATTGCGACTGCGTAGATATAAGTTTCTGCCATAACTTTAATGTTTTTGAGATTGGAGGGACACTCCCACAGCATCCCTCCCTCAAGTGCTGATTTTTAAATCCTAAAATTTAAAAAACTTTGCCTACCTAATGAAATTAAAACCCTTGTATTTAATTAAGGTAGGACTTAAATGCCCAACTCACGCTTGGTACTCTCGTTGATTGCCTAATGGGACTCGAACCCACACCTCTTAGTTAGATAGATTACCACAAACTATTAATTAAGTATTCACCGTTAAACTATAGGCAACTGGATCATAACCGACTTGTTATGTTTTAAATAGTAGATCGTACTATTCCGTTTTGTAAAAAGGTCAATGTACTCATTCGACAGTCTTATCAGGAGAAAGACATTTGTTATGACAGGCTGAAGCCACTCACCTGTTACCCTCTACACTTGCTGATACGACAAATCTACAAAATAGTTACAAATATACCAAAAAAAACACAATAAATTACATAAACCCCTGACAAACAACTAATTAAGCTTTAGGGGTCTAAATGGGGTCTAATTGAGGTCTAAATGAGGTCAAGCATACCCCTATAGATAAAGACAAGGATAAGGATAAAGGATAAAGAAAAAAAAGTTTAAACTTATTTGCTTAAATAAATATTTTTTTATATGTTAGCCAATATGAAGCGATTACCTACAGAAATAAAAAAGCAAAGAGGCACGTTAAGGAATGATCGAATTAACCCTAACGAGCCTACAGCTCCATTAAGCACCCCTCCTGTACCAACTTGGTTATCAGAAGATGGTCAAAAATCTTTTATCGAGCTAAGTAAGTTGCTACACGATATGTCTGTACTTACACAAGCCGATGAATTATCGCTTACGCTTCTTTGTGATTCTTATGGAGATTATAAGCAAGCTAAAGATGTTATAAACAGGTTAGGACCTACTCAGGACATAACATCAAGAGAGGGTCATACTAAGTCAATACAAAGACCTGAAGTTCTTATAGCCAATCAAGCCTTCACAAGAGTTTTTCAACTACTTAAAGAATTTGGTTTAACACCATCAAGTAGAGCAAAGGTGAACGCTATAGAGAACTCAGCAGGAACTCCTGATATACGAATAGAAAACTTCTTTAACAGCGATGAATAACTTACATCATATAAACGAGGAAAAGTATTACTTTGATCCTAAAGCAGCTAAAAGAGCTGTAGACTTTATCCAAACTTTCTGTCAGCACGTTAAAGGAGATTTAGCAGGTCAAAGGTTTATTCTTGAGGAATGGCAAAAAAAGGACATTATAGAGCCTCTATTCGGATGGAAGTCAAGAGAGACTAACTTACGTAAGTTTAGACAATGTTTTGTATTCATTCCTCGTAAGAATGGTAAAACTAATCTTATGGTAGGTATAGCTTTGTATATGTTATTTTCTGATGGTGAAAAAGGTGCAGAGATTGTGTCAGCAGCAGCAGATAAGGAACAAGCTAGGCTATCTTTTTCTATAGCAAAGCAAATGGTCCTTCAGGAGCCTGAATTAGTTAAACGATCTAATGCTTACAGAGACTCTATAACTTATGATAAGGTAGGCTCGTACTACAAAGTAATATCAGCCGATGCAGATACTAAGCACGGTCTTAACTTATCCTGCTGTTTACTCGATGAAATACACTCTCATAAAAACAGAGATCTCTACGATGTGCTACTTACATCAATGGGTGCTAGAAAAGAGCCACTAATGTTAGGGATTACTACTGCAGGAGCAGGGCATCAAAAGGATCATATATGTAAAGAACTATATGATTACTCTAAAAAGCTTATTGATGGAGTTATAAAGGATGAGTCTTTTTTAGGTATTGTTTATGAGGCAGACAAAAATGACGATATATTTGATGAAGAAGTATGGAAAAAAGCTAATCCAGCTTACGGAACTATTATATCAAAGGAATATTTTAAACAACAATCAGTAAAAGCTAAAAACGAACCATCTTACGAGAACACATTTAGAAGGCTTCACCTCAATCAATGGGTAGCTAATGAAACTAGATGGATCAGCGATGATAAGTGGATGGATTGCGATAAAGAGGTGTTAGAGGAAAGTTTGTTGGGTAAACCTTGTTATGTAGGCTTAGATTTAGCCTCTACACGAGATATTACTTGTTTAGCACTACTTTTTCCTGATGACGAGGGTAGTTATGATGTTATTTTACACTCGTTTATTCCTTCTGAAAATGCACATAAACGATCAGAACGTGATAAAGTAGACTATATTAAATGGAATCGTGAGGGCTATATACACTTTACAGGAGGTGATGTGTGCGATTATAATTACATTAAACAAAAAATTAGGGAAATATCAGAGAAGTTTGATGTACAAATAGTAGCTTATGATAGGTGGAACGCTTCACAGATAGTGATAGACTTAACTGAAGAAGGATGTCCAATGACTCCTGTAGGTCAAGGGTTCAGAACAATGTCTCCTGCAACAAAAGAATTTGAAACTTTAGTGCTATCTCAAAGTATTAGGCACGGAGGAAATCCTGTGCTTAGATGGATGATGTCAAACATAGTATTATCTCTAGACCCTGCAGGAAACGTAAAACCAAACAAAGCAAAGTCAAACGAAAAAATAGATGGAGTAGTAGCTTGCCTTATGGGGCTAAGTGAAGCAATGCAAAATAAAAATACAGGTGGATCAGCATACGATGACAGAGAAATATTTTTTATCTAAAAATGAAATTATAAATAATCACCAATCTGTAATACAACAGATTTGCGTATCTATAATGTCTAGGAACAATGAGTACCACTTAATTAACGACCTAGTACAAGAGATTAATTTAATACTTTTAAATCAGTTAGATGAAACGATACAATCTCTTTATGAGACAAATTCTCTTAAATATTATATTGCTAGGATTGCGACTAATCAAGTATTGTCTAACACTTCTCCTTTTCATAAGAAATATAGAGATAGAGGTCTTAAAGATGCTCCTATATACGAAGATTATGATACGAAAGCTGACGAATTATGGAAGGAAATAAACAAAATAAATCATAAATTCACTAAAAACATACTGCTTTTAAGGTATGAATATGACTTAAAAATAAAGGAAATAGCTAATTTAAAAGGTGTTTCAGAGAGGTATATATACAAAATACTATCAAATTATCAAAAAAAAATGAAAAAAAAGTTTGATAATTAGGTTCAGTATATGTGTGTTTTTACTATTTATTAATGTATAACTATTCAAAAAGCTTTGGGTTTACTAGACTTCTTTTCAACAAAAAAGACTAAAACTGAGAACGAAACTCGTTCTGCGTTTGGTCAAACCGTATTAAACGGTATTTTCGGTAATGCTTCAGGGCAAAACATATCTAAAGAGCAAGCAATACGCATATCAACTGTATGGTCCTGTGCTAGAGTATTATCAGAAACAGTAGCCTCCCTTCCTATCTGCCTTTATTCTAAAGATGAAGATGATAATAAAATTAAATTAAATAATGATCCATTAAATAAATTAGTAGGCGAACAACCTTCTCCGTTATACACTTCTTTTATGTTTTTTGAGAGGCTTTTGGTTGATTTGTCATTTGATGGTAACTTCTGTGCTTATGTAGAAAGAAACGCAGGAGGCTACCCAATCGGACTTCACCCTATTCAATTTAGTGATGTTGAAGTATATATGACTCCTGATGGGAAGGGACTATATTATGAAGTTATACAAAACCCTGATACACCATACCCAATAACAGGTAAAGTACAGTCAATGAATATGATCCACGTTAAGGGATTGTCTTTTGATGGTATAGTAGGTAAATCACCTATAGAGGCTAATGCTGAAACTTTAGGTATATCCATATCTTTAGATAAACACGCAGGGTCTTGGTTTAAGAATGGATCACAGTTGGGAGGAATACTAAAACATCCAGCCACTCTTAAACCTGAAACAGCTAAGAGACTAAAAGAGTCTTGGAATAGTAACTACTCAGGTACTGTAAATGCAGGTAAAACAGCAATACTAGAAGAAGGTATGGACTGGACCCCTAGAACAGTACCTAACAATCAAGCTCAGTTTATAGAGTCTAGAGAATATCAAGTAAGTGATATTTGTCGTATTTTCAGGGTTCCTAATCACTTAGTTAATGATTTATCTAGAGCTACCTACAGTAATATTGAGGCACAGCAAATAGACTTTGTTGTACACACTATCACACCTTGGATTAAGAGAATAGAAAGTGAATTAAACGCAAAACTTATTCCTGCTAAAAGGAGGGGTTTTGATTACTTTAAATTTAATTTAACAGCAATACTTAGAGGGGACTCTAAGAGTAGAGCTGACTACTATAGAACTTTAGTAAACATTGGTGTTATGAGTCCTGATGAAGTTAGATCACTAGAGGATATGAACCCAATGGGCGAAGAAAGCACTAAGGTTTATATGCAATCTAATATGATGCCTCTTGATCGACTCGGAGAAGGGACATCTAGAACTGATTTATCTAAAGAATAATAAAAATATTTTTGATATGAAGGAAAACAAGGAAATCA